AGCAATTCCGTGCTCGGCAGGATGTTCGTGTTGTACAGGGTACTGCTTTTGCCAGCCATCTGTACGGCAAGTTCCACCCAATCCTTGTTCCACCCTTCAGTCGTGATTTTTTCACGAATCTCCACCTCAGACATCCATGTCCGACGGAAAATCACCCGTGAACGCTGCAAATCCGACGTTTCAGGCGGGAAAAGCACTTCGTCCCAGGGTTTCAGCGCAATGATCTCAGGCAGATTCTTGCTGACGTACTCTTCGTCCCGAGTTGTCATCCCCGTTTCAGACAACTCACGGACCATGCGCTTGGCTTCTTGCAGCGTGAGTCCCGGGGTAGAAGCCTGCAAAATCAATGCAGCTTCTTCTGCCTGATCAGCGATCAACTGAGGCAGTTGCATCAGCGTCGGGCTGCCCGATTGCTGCGCCAAAGCCAAAATCTCCTGCATGGAGATAGGCTGCGACCGCTTGCTGATGTTCTGTCTCCAGCCGACAAAGAAAGCCGTCCAACCGTACTGGAAAGCGTACTGCGCCCCAAGTTCCGCCTCACGACGAAGCTCCAAAGGCATCTTATTGTCGCGCACCCAATGCAGCAACGTCGTCGCAACACCGGAGATCGACGTGTCGTTAAGTTCCGTCTCACTCGCACGAATCGTCGCACGTTCAAACGCAGTCACGAGCAATGCAGAAAGCTCGTTACAGGTGCTGTCGATCAGGCGGTTACGAACGTCGCTTGCACCTTCAAAGGGCCACGCTGGGTCTCCATCGTTACGCAGATTGCTATGCTTCTTGCCGTCGTCACTTTGGCCTGCCCAGCGGGCAAAACGGATGTCATCGAACTTCGTCGTCAGGTTGCCCTGAGTCGAGTTGATCATTGCCCGGTTGTATTCGCTCAACAAATCACCAACATCAGGAACGCTGGTAGCAATTGCCAAAGGATCAGAAGAAGGCGAATACATACTTTACGTCAAATTACGTCAATCTATGCTAATGGTCAATAGGAACCACATTTGGACATGGCAGCCATCTGTTTCTTCCAGCTTTCGCCGCCGTAGTGTTGAGGCTGCATAATCGTCAGATACCCCAAGGCGTCGATAGGATCTTTGCTGGCTCCCTTCTGGCCATCTGCACCGGTCCACTCCCGCATGCTGTAAATCAGGTTCTGACAACTCTCGTGGATCATCAGTTTCGGATGATTCTTGCCAATCTCAATCGGCAGATCCCGGTCGTAACAGAGTAGATCGTTGATCACCAGTACCCGTTCGTCCACGCTCACACCTGCTGCCGGAAGAAAGTGCAGGGGGTTACTGGCACCAGCAATCAGGTCGAGCAACGTAACGCCACCTTCTTTGGTTGTGACCTCTGAGCCTGCGCTTCGAGGGTCGATGTAACGTTCAGCAATCTCTTCGACGTTGTCTTTGTGTGTCTCAAGTGACCAGACAAGTTCAGTGTACTCGTTGACACCCCTGCCAGCTCCGCTGCGTTGTGCCGGTCCAGGCTTTCCGTCGGGGCGCTCTGACGGCAACGCCCATTCGCCGTAACTCTGATCCGGCCATTCCCGATATACCCAGATGATCCCGTGAGCATCGACTCTTGCCCAAAGCATGAACCAGTTTCGTGCTCCGGCAGGATCAGCGACCATGTAATTCGTTCCCTCAGGCGCAACCTTGGACACCGGGTCTTTGAAGATGTTCACATCCCCAAACATCGGGAACTGACTTCCGGCTGTCTGATCCGCCCAACCGTAAGCACGAATCTTGATGTCGTGACTGCTCCGGCCTCGAAGCGTTTGCTTCATCCGTTCCCAGTTGTTGTACGGGTTGAGCTTCGAGTGAAACCAGACCACCCCGTGCTTGCCGTAGATCCCTTCCGCCTTATAGGGCATGTGACCCTTGGGCACACCGATGACGTTGTTCTCCGGCAAAAGCTCGGCTGCCTTGTACTCGGTCACCTTGGCGGTCGTGATGAATTCCTTCACCACCTGGGTGTACCCAAGGATCGGCGTAAACGTGACCAGCAGCTTTCCTGACCGGGTCACCAAACGATACCGGAGTGTTTCCAGCCAATCTTGAGGGACCAACTCGTCGCACCAGACGATGTCCACTTCGCCACCTTCGACCACCTTGATGTCCTGACTGTAGTTGAGGAACCAAATCTGGTTCTTCTGATAGACCGCCGTGTTGTCAGTGAAACCGTTCTTCTGCGACCAACTAAGCTGAATAGACGAGGTGCGCCTAGCTTCCTTCAGTTCCTTTGGCAGATATTTGTGAAAGACGTTCTGTTGCATCGCGACACTGGTCATGTGAGTCGTATGCAGGCACCAGATGTTCAGGCCACGTTTCTGGCTGCGTTCCTTCAGCCACGCAGGCATGTTGCCAACGAGATCCATCCCAACAAACGCTTGAGCCACACGTTTGGCTGCCCACTCGGTTTTCCCTGCCCGGTTGCCGCCGAGCACCAACACCTCGTTGAAGCGGTTAAGAATATCGTCAGCATCCGGCCAAGCTGTCAGTTCGCTGCCGTACCGGTAGGGATCATCTTGCTCCGCCCGGATACGTTGCTCTCTTGCCAGGAACATGCGCATCACTTGTTCGGTCCCGACGTTCTCCACCATTTGCCGTCTCTGTTCCTCGTTCGGACAAGGAAACACAGGATGCTCCTGCATCGGAAACTTAAGGATCTTCTGGATGAGCTTTTCCTTCTGATCTACAGCGGTGAATTTCTCTTCAATCTGTGTTGACATAGTCTCGAATTTCTACGATTCTTTCTCTCGTAAGCCTATAGCTTACCGCGTACCTCCTGCACAACCTGAAACATCGGACGCACGAGCGACTAAATGGTTCCAGCTATCCCTCTTGAGCTGGATTAAAAATCTGGGGCGTCGAAGAGCTTCAGAGTACTGACAGTCATGGCCGCGAGAGAGCCAAGCAGATTGTTGAACGGGTAGCCATTTCTGCACGACTGTAATGCGACACGACGGACGAAAACCTATGCGGATCGTTTCTCTCTTGTTCATAGTACTCTCCCAAGATAGGCAGTAATGCTGAGTCTTGGGGGTACTATGCTCTCCTCTAAACTCTTCCCTGTCGGATTGATTTCCCTCCCGAAGCTAGGGGAATAACAAGAAGACAGCCTAAAATAAGATCCTCGGGAGGGGAATCAAGGCAGGGAATAGGGAAGTCAGGGAAAGAAGAAGAGTAAGAAAGAGAAAATATAGAAAATGCGGTTGGCTTTTTTACCGCTCAAACGTGTTTTCTACCAGCAACTTACCCAAGATAGCTGCCCGGCTTTAACACGAGTTCGTTGTTACGAACCCTGATTCGTTGGCCCAGCTTGACGGGCTTTCCTCCGACGAACACCTGGCCTCCTGTCGTCTCAACGTACCTTGGATTGGGATACTTCCTCGTCACGATCACCTCCTGCAAACCGACCGGCTTTTGCGCGGCAGGTGCACTCGTTTCCACAGGTGCAGCCTGAGGTTCGCTCCGCTCAGCCGGTTTGCCCCCAAGCTCCTCGAGCATCCCATTGCGGAACATGACCCGGCTCGCGTACCCCGTCTTGAACCGCTTGTAGTCCGTCCCCTCTACAAACGACGCCAAATCGTACCGCTCACCCAAGAGCGCCCTAACCTGCTTCTCGTACACGCCAAATTTCACTGTGTTATGCATATGCTATCAAATTCCCAGGTTGAGTGGACTTCGCCAACTTACCGTGCTCGGTATACAACGTCACTGGTGGCAACAAATTCACCTGACTCTGTACCGACCCAGGCACCTCCGTCGGTAAAGATGTCTTCGGCATACGATCGTTACTCTCCACCACAGCACGCACGAGCGGCTTCAACTGCATGTACGACGCTACTTGTCTGACTGACGATACACTGTTCATGGTAAATCAAAAGATGCGTGGCACAGGTCAGCCTATCGACCAACACACGGCTTCACGCTGAAAAGCCCCTCAACCACCCCAGAGTAGTTTTCTGCTCATCAACGCTCCACCGGACAACATGTCGTGCCACAACGGCACACTTAGCAAAGAACACGACGAACGCAACACATTCCTACGGATTGCGCCAACCTGTCGCAGTGCCGTTGCCGTTGCCGCTGCGAAGTGCCGCAGCCGGGCTTGTGTGCGAGGCTGTCTCTAGTGGGGGGTATGCGTCGCCAACTTCGTCAGCTCCAGGGGTCAGACCCCCTCCCCCCCGGGGTCAGACACGCGTGTCTCATGCTGTCGGACATTCCAGGTCCGACGGGGTCAGACAAGCGGTGTCCGTTGCCGTCTCGCGTGACGGACGGACGGACGGAACGAGCACGGCGGGGAGCCGGAGCCGGAGAGCATTCGCGCGCGGCGGGGGACGGTGCCGCAGCCCTCCGAAGGGCGGTGGAGATCGGAACGCATTACCCCCATCCCTTGTCTCGCTCTCGCACGCACGCGCACGCTCTCCGCTCTCACACTCCGCACGCACGCACTGCACTCCGCCAGGCACTCCGCACACGTCTCGCTTACTCTGTCGCCACGTCTTTTTTTGCTTTTTTTGCTTTTTTTGCTTA